AAACGCAACATAAGTATGATTCTGTTGCGTACTTAGAAAAGAAAAAATGAGAGAAAAACGTGATCCATAGAACGGAAGTTTATCAAAAATATAACGGACATTGTGCATATTGCGGCAAGAAGATTGAAATCGCAGAAATGCAAGTTGACCACATAAAAGCAAAAAGGAATGGCGGTACTAACGATATTGAAAATCTTAATCCTTCTTGTCGTAGTTGTAATCATTACAAAAGAGCATTTGATTTAGAAGGCTACAGAAAATATTTGCTAACATTAGATGAAAGAATTAGGAAAGATTATATCAACAGGGTTGCAATTGACTACGGCGTTATTAGTCTAACTAAATTTGATGGAAGATTTTATTTTGAAAAGTTGGGGATAAAATGAAGACATTACGAACGATCCAAACATTGAAAAGGAAAGCAAATAAACTGCGAAAAGAAATTGGAGAAGTGAAGCAAGCACATCGCAGGAATGAATTTGCAAGAGTGAACACTTATCAATTGTTTTCGATGGAACAAAGATTGAAATGGCTGGAAGAAATGATTAAACATAAGGAGAAGCATGGTGAATGATGATAAGATCAAATATATCGATGGAAAACTAAAGGGTATAAGTTTCTCAACAAATAGGCTTGTTGAAATTTGGGACAGATTACAGGAGATAAATAGAGAGTTGAACGGCGCAGTTAGATCACCGTCCATTCGCTCCGAAGAAGAAGCAAAGTATCAACGAGGTACACGCATATACAGATGCAGCATCATTGAACTAATGAATGAAGAAGACATACTGTCAAAGCAATACAGGATGTATGAGACAGAACTAAACGATATACAGCGTTTTTTAGAAAAACTAACAGATAATGAAATAGAATTGCTGTATGAACGTTATGAATGCGGCAGGTCATTTGAAACGATAGGGTATATTCTTGGATATGATCATTCAGTTGTGCAAAGGAAAATAAAAAATATTTTGAGAAAATACTAACTTTGCACAATTGTGCTTGTAAATTCATGGTACTATGCGCGTAGGTTGAGAAGGGCACACATTGTTGAGATGTGTGCTTTTTATGTGGGAAGACACCAACTGGAATATGTAACTTGACATGAAGTTTTCATTATTAATCCTCCTTTCAATATAAAATTGATGTCTTCCCTTTCGCCTGCACTGGTGATGATATGGCAAAGGATTTCAGTAGAGTATTTTATAAATCAAGGACATGGCAGCGTGTTCGAAAATACGTATGGCAAAGAGACAACGGTCTATGTCAAGACTGTTTGAAGAAAGGACTGATTACTCTCGGGAAAGAAGTGCATCACATTATTGAACTGACAGAAAATAATATCAGCGATGCATCAATTGCATTAGATGCAAATAATCTCATCACACTGTGCAAGTCTTGCCATGAAGCAAGGCACAATGTATCAAACAAGAACAGAAGGTATAGCGTGAATGCAGATGGTTCCGTATTAACTATCCCCCCTATGCCTTTGAAAAATAGGGGCATATGAAGACCGAGGAGATGACTCTAAAATTTAGCTCTCATGTGTGTGTAACCCCCCTCCTAATTTAAATTAATTAGGAAAGAAAGGAGACAAAATGGCAAAGAAAAAAGAGATTACTGAAAAATCAGAAATAAGTCGATTAAATAAGATTTATAAATCTCTTCCCAAAAATCAATTCGCAGTTGTTCAAGGGTTGATTGTTGAAGCTGCGCGATTGCGTATACGGCTTGAAGAACTTTGGAAGGATATTCAAGAAAATGGCGAAACAGAGCCATTTTGTCAGGGGAAAGATGCTGAACCGTATGAGCGAGAGAGACCGGCATCACGGACATATACGGCAACGAATAAGAGCTATCAAGCCATTATAAAACAGCTGAATGATCTATGCCCACCGGACCAAATAAAAGATGAATTAGAAGAGTTTAGAAAGACCGCAAATGAATAATTTTATCTTTGAATACTGGCAGGGAATATGTGACGGAAGTATCCTTGTTGGCAACTGGATCAGGCTACTTTATGGGCTTATTATAGAAAGAATTGAGGCCGGAATATATACTTTTAGTCAGAAAAAAGCCAACAATGCGATACGATTTATTGAAAAATACTGCCGGCATAACAAAGGTAAACTAGCGCCGGGGTTTCTGAAATTAGATCTGTGGCAAAAAGCATTCATATCCGTTTTGTATGGTGTTTTAGATAAAGACGGGTATCGGCAATTTCGCGAAGTTATCCTCGTTATCGGAAGAAAACAAGGCAAAACATTGTTGGCGGCTGCCATCATTGCATACGAAGCGTATGCAGATGGGGAGTTTGGAAGCGAGATATATTGCGTTGCACCAAAATTAGATCAGAGTGATCTTGTTTACTCTGCATTTAAATTTACAGTGGATAAAACGCCAGTATTTAGTAATATGACCTATCCGCGAAAGTCGGATCTGTATATAGAAAATTCCAATACAACGATCAAAAAGATCGCATTCAATGAAAAGAAAGCCGACGGATATAACCCGATGTTAACGGTCATGGATGAGATGTCATCTTGGCCAGCGAATAGAGGATCTAAACAATATGAAGTAATGGTATCAGGCACCGGCTCTAGAAATGAGCCTATTACACTATCAATATCAAGTTCAGGATATGTCAATGATGGACCGTATGATGAATTGATAAAACGCGGTACAAGTTTTCTTCTTGGAAATTCGCGCGAAAAGAGATTGCTGCCAGTTTTGTATATGATTGATGACATTGAAAAGTGGAATGATATTAACGAACTAAGAAAGAGCCTGCCCGGATTAGGTGTATCTGTTCCGGTACAGTTCATTTTGGATCAAATCGATGTCGCTATGGAATCGTTGACCAAAAAAGCGGAATTCATCACAAAGTACTGTAACATTAAGCAGAACTCATCGCAGGCGTGGTTGTCTACGCAGACGATTGATAAAACGATTTGTGATGAATTGAAACTTGAGGACTTCCGTAATTGTTATTGCGTTGGCGGAATCGACTTGTCGCAAACAACAGACCTTACTGCATGCAATATTGTCATTGAGAAAAATGGAACTCTATATGTATTTTCTCAATTTTTCTTACCGGCAGAAAAAATTGATGAGGCGAGTGCACGAGATGGATTGCCGTACAGGACATACATTCAGCGTGGACTGCTGAAAGAGTCAGGTCAAAACTATGTTGATTATAAAGACTGCTTTGATTGGTTTAAAAAGTTGATTGAAAACTATCAGATATATCCGCTAAAAGTCGGATATGATAGATACTCTTCGCAGTATTTAGTGAGTGAAATGAAGCAGTACGGTTTCCATATGGACGATGTATTTCAAGGTGAGAATCTAACGCCGGTGATTAGAGAGACAGAAGGACTCATGAAGGACGGTGTAGTAAAAATTGGAAACAACGATCTTTTAAAGATACATTTTCTTGATTCCGCAATCAAAGCAAATACAGAAACGAATAGAGTCAAATTGATTAAATTAGAGCAGCGTGCACATATAGACGGTATGGCTGCTTTTTTAGATGCAATGTGTGTGCGCCAGAAATGGAATGAGGAAATTGGCGCGCAGCTTAAAAATGAATAGGAGGACTAATGGGATTATTTGATATTTTATTTCCGAAGATAAAACAGAAGATCAGAGCTGACAATTATTTTCAAACTTTGTCAGCATATACTCCTGTGTTTAGAACGTGGAATGGAGAACTCTACGAGTCTGAATTGGTCAGAACTGCTATTGATGCAAGATCACGACATATTGCGAAGTTAAAACCGTGTTTCTATGGCGCAGCACAGAGCAAACTTGTAACGAAATTGAAGCAAGCACCGAACACCATGCAGACATGGTATCAATTCATGTATCGTCTGAATACGATCTTAGATATGCAAAATACGGCATTCATCGTTCCGGAATATAACAAGAACATGGAACGGATCGGTATGATTACATTTTTGCCGGAACGCTATGAATTGGTAATGTGTGATGGGATCCCGTGGATCAGATTTATATTTTTAAATGGATTGACCGCCGCGGAAGAATTATTGAATATTGGAATATTGACGAAGTTCCAATACAGAAATGATTATTTCGGTGAGTCGAACAGCGCATTAAACGCAACGATGAATTTGATCAGCATTCAAAATCAAGGCATCGAAGAAGCGGTGAAGAACGCAAGCACATATCGCTTTATGGCGAACGTTAACAACTTCACAAAAACAGAAGACTTAGCGAATGAGCGAAAGAGATTTTCAGAAGAAAACCTTTCCGGAAACGGCGGAGGCTTGCTGTTGTTCCCTAACACTTATCAAAACGTCAAGCAGATAACACCGAATGCATATAACTCAAATTCGGCAGAGCGTGAACTGATACAGAAAAATGTGACTTTTTATTACGGCGTCAACGAAAAAATATTGAACAATTCTGCGACCGGTGAAGAACTGGACGCATTTTTCAATGGAGCGATAGAGCCGGCAGCGATACAGCTATCGGAAGTCATCACACGATGGATGTATTCGCCATTTGAACAGTCTAACGGCTCGTATTTTGTGGCGGTTGCAAACCGCCTGCAATATATGTCGGTTACAGCGAAGGTGTCTATGTCAAAAGAACTTGGTGACCGTGGTGCAATCATGATCGATGAGATAAGAGAGCTGTTCAACTGGGGACCGCTGCCGGATGGTGCTGGACAACATGCACCAATCAGAGGTGAATATTATTTTGCAGGTGAAAAATCTGAGGAAGGTGAAAAAAATGAATAAAACAGTTTTAGATAAAATCAGCGAAGGAAGACAGATCAGAAGAAATGATATGCATCCGGAGTTCAAGACGATCGACAGCAAGGATGATGAGTTGATTGTTGAGGGCCATGCATGCACATTTGATGAACCGTATCTGTTGTATGACTGGGACGATTATAAAGTGTATGAGCAAATTGACAGAAATGCATTTGCAGAATGCGATATGTCAGATGTCATCATGCAGTTTGATCATTCCGGTAGAGTATATGCTCGGACGAGAAATAACACACTTGAGGTGAAACCTGATAATGTCGGCTTATTTACAAGGGCTGATTTGAGTAAATCATCTGATGGCCCCGGATTATATGCGGACATCAAGAACGGTGTAATTGACAGAATGTCGTTTGCTTTTACTGTTCTTGAGGATAAACGCGAAGTTACAGAGGATCATGAGAAAAACATTACTACGGTGTTACGTACTATCACCAAAATCGGAAAACTGTATGATGTATCAGCGGTTTCTATTCCGGCGAATGATGGTACTGATATATCTGCGCGAAATTTCAGCGACGGAGTGATTGCTGAAATTAAAGCGGAGCGACTGAAGGCGCAGGAAAAAGAACACAGAAGAGCAAGACTGAAATTGAAATTAAAATTGTCGGAAATGGAGGGCTAAAAAATGGATATCGACAAAATGAATTTTGATGATGTTGAAAAGCGTATGTCTGAAATCAAGGAAGAATTGGAAAAGGACGATGCTGACATCGAAGCATTAGAAAAAGAAGTGAATCAATTGGAAGAAAGAAAAAAGCAACTAAAGGAATCTGCTGAAAAGCGTAAGACTCTTATGCAAAAAGTTGCAAGTGGAGAAGGAGAAATCGTGGAAACTCGTACAACGGAAACAAATGGTTTAGAAAAGCGTGCGAATGAGCTTATTGAAAACGGTCATATTACTAAGCGTGCATTATTGAGTACCGGAAAGATTGCGAAACCTACTGCGGTCGGCGGCATCAGTGAACTCGCTGATGTTGCATCAGATATTGTTGATGATGTAAATGCAATCGAACTGTCCGGAAATGGTACATGGGAAGTTGGGTATCAGAAAACAAATGCTTCTGCTGACGATGTAACAGAAGGAAATGACATTGTTGGCACTGGTGCTACATTTGACACAGTAAAGATTACACCAGCTGAATGGGGTGTCTTTGATACTGTTTCAAAGCAGGTCAAGAAGATGACTCCGTTGAACTATCTTAACGCAGTCGAAAATGCAGCGTTATCCGCATTGCGTGCAAAGGCATCTGATAAGATCGTAGCGGCTGTCAAAGCATCACCATTGGCTGAAAAGCGTACAACCGTTGCACTAGATCAAGACTATTTGCGTAATCTTGTGCTCGGATTTAGAGCAATCAAAAACAAGGGTAATGTGTGCCTGTATATTGCACAAGAAGATCTTTCTGCTCTTGGCAAAGTACGTGGGACAAGTGAAAAGAAAGCAATTTATGAAATCAGCTTTGACCCGAATACGACTTCATCTGGAACGATTCAAGATGGCGGTACGATTACCCGTTTTAGAATCCTTGATCAATTAGAGAAGGGAACGCAGCTTTTTGGTCAACCATTGACAATCGATATGCCAATGTGGGATGACTATACAATCGATACGGATGAATCGGGCGAATTCTTCAAAAAGAATGTTATTGCTGTACGCGGATTGCAGACAGCGAATGCTGATTTGGTTGTATTCCATGGTATGCAGGTAATCACACAGGCATAATCATTAAGGAGCGGCAAACCCGCTCCTTTTATCTATTAAAAGGAGCCAGCGATGGAATTAGGAAAAATAAAACTGAGCCTGCGAATTACTACGGATGCATTTGATGAAGAATTGACCATGCTTGCAGCTGCGGCGTTTCAGGACTTGCTTGTTGCTGGCGTTTCACCGGAAATTTTGAAAAAAGAACCACTGCCATCAATCATCGAACACGCAATCATCACGTATGTTAGACTAAATTTTGGTCAACCTAATGACTATGAGCGTCTTAAAAAATCGTATGATGAGCAGAAGATGCAATTGGGCATGTCAGCAGACTATACGAAATTTTAGAGGTAGTTATGGATAAATCAGAGGTTCTTTTTTTAATTTCTTCATCGTATATCAAAAACGATAACGGTGTTTTTGAAACTATGGAAACGAAAAAACAGATATTCTGCTCTGCTGATTCAGCGTCACAAAGTGAGTTTTTCAACGGAGGATTGAACGGTTTAAAACCGCAGAAAAAATTCACATTGTTTAAATATGACTACAACGATGAAGAAGTCGTTGAATTTAAAAATAAAAGATACACCGTATATCGAACGTATGAAAAAGATGATGATATCGAACTGTATACGGAGTTGAGGAAAGGCAATGAGTAAGAATATATTACCAGGAAGTTTGTCATCTGAAATCAACGCGATACTTGATGAATATGGTGATAAGGCAAGCAGGTGCCTTGAAAAAGTAGTTCCTGACGTTGCAAAGGACGCAACGAAAAAATTAAAACACGGCGGCTCATTTAAAAGCAGGACCGGCGAATACAATAGAGGCTGGACAGCAAAAGTCGAAACAGGGCGCACACAAGTAAAATCTGTAGTGCACAATAAGAAAAAGTATCAAATCACTCACTTGTTGGAATTTGGACATGCTAAAGCAGGCGGTGGGCGTGTGGGTGCGTATCCACATATTGCAGATGTCAATGATTGGGCACAAAAAGAAGTGATAAGAAAATTAAAGGAGGAGTTATCGCAATGAATTCCGTCGAATTGAAAAAAATGATGGAGAGTATATTAGGCGCAGAAAAATGCGCTTATTATTCGTTCCCCGAGAAAACTGCTCCTGAATTACCGTATCTTCTGTATTGGTTTCCGTCATCGAATGATGAATATGCCGATGATAAGAATTACACCAAAATCAGAAGTATAAACATTGAATTGTACTCCAAACACAAGGACTTTAAAGTTGAAAATATCGTAGAAGAGAAACTACGAGCAGCGGAAATTCCATATGTGCGAAGCGAGCAGAATCTGGCAAGTGAAGAAATGTATGAAGTATTGTATGAAAGTGAGGTAGTTATTGATGGGTAGAATTAAATACGGAATTAAAAATTTACATATTGCCGAAGTGAAATCGACGGAAGGTAAATATACATATGATACACCAAAAAAAATTACAGGTGCAGTCAGTATCACGTTAGATGCAAGTGGTGAAGAGTCTGAAGAGTATGCGGATGATGTTATTTGGTATAAAGAAGATACGAACAACGGTTACGAAGGGAATCTTGAAGTTGAGATGCTTGATGATGAAATTCTAACTATGATGTTTGGCCATGAAAAAAATACGGACGGTGCAATCTTGGAAAAAGCGACAGATGTAGCGAAAGAATTTGCATTAATGTATGAATTTAAAGTTAGTGGAGATCCAACTATAAAGGGTAAGAGAATTGCTTTATATAGAGTTAAGTTCTCACGCCCTTCGTTATCGACTTCAACAAAACAGAAGTCCACATCACCTGTGCATGATACGGTCAAAATAACTGTAATGCCACGCGAAACGGACGACTGCATAAAAGCGACAATCACGTCAGATAAAGAGGAAAAATATAAAACGTGGTTTGACAAAGTTTATGAAAAGGCAGACGCGTAATGCGACTGCCTTTTTCAGTGTGCCAGACATGGCATATATCTTGGAGGTTGAAAGGTACCTCTAACCAAGGGATGTAGTCCCTAAGGTTTAGACGAATTCAAGGGTGTCCATCGTGAGGTGGAA